AGCGCGGCGACATCGGCGTCCTCGCTGCCGTCGGTGATGCGGGCGTGAGATTTGAGCGCCGCGTCTGTGACGGGTGTAGCGATTGCAGCCGTTTTCAACCTCAGCGCCATATCTTCCCCCTAGCGATCTATTTTTTCGCCTTGGCGGGGCCTTGCCGCGCTTCCACGGGCACTTTTTGCACCGCAGCTTGCGCCGCCGCGGCGTCAGGCGCAACGGCAATCTCTACAGCGTCAGGTGCGGTGGCCGTCTGCGGTGAGGCGACGTACTCCGCAGCGCCTGCGGCCACAATCTCAGCCTCTACGTGCGGGGGCAGGTCAACGCGGTTGCCAATATCGTAGCAGCCACCCGGGCCCGCCAAAATTTTTGTAAGTTTGATCATTTTTCACCCCTCAGAAAATGGTGCCGGGTTGCCCCGGCACCCAAACGGCTGATTAGGCCGTACCGTTAGCTGGCGAGACCCGCAGCTTGGCGGCCGCCACCGTGGCGTCGTTAGTGGTTGGCGATTTGCTAGACGAGTACTGGATCGCCACAACGCCATCAATCACAGCATTTGCCGTCGCGCGATTGATGACCGGACGGATGTACCGTTTTGACGGTTTACAAATCTCGAGCACCAACGAGCGGTTGCCATCGGTGTCCGCCAGTGGGCCAGTGAGCGACCCGGCCAAATCTGCGGCGTCCGACAAATTGGCAGTCGCGCCGTCCTGCGCTTTGAGGCTAGTGACCTGCGTTGCTGTCAACGCGCCAAAAGATGCGACAAAAACCACGCCGTCGAATCCTTGCATATCGAGCACGGTACCATTGACCGCAGAAGTGCCAGCGGCCTGAGCTGTGACAACCCGCGTGACTTTCACATTTGGGGATAAATTCATTTTTAATCTCCTAGAAAATTGTAATGACGTGGGCGGCGATTTTAATCGCCGCCCGTTTGATGTTAGGCCAATTTGACTCGCGCAAACGCCTCGGCCAATACTGGCATGCCGTCGGTCTCCATGCGAGCGATGTAGCCGACTTGATTGGCCTCGGCATATAGCTCAAACAACGCTTGGATTTGCATGTCGAGAGCGTCTGCAATCCAGTAGTAGCTCAAATCGCCAATGATGCCGACGTACTGGCCAGTCGTGAACGTGTTTGGGACATACTCCGACATAATGATTGGCTGGCCAAGCAGCATGTCGGGCTCGCCCGCCATTTTAGAGGGCTGCCAGAGATAGCTGCCGTCGTTGTCTTTGAGCTTTGCGACCTCGCGCACGCCGTCTCGATGGAACAGCCATTTGGCATTTGCTAGGTACCCGGATTTGAGCGAGTATTTGGCGTTAATCAGACCGTCCATCGTGACCGCGCTTGTTGTATTGCCGGTGGCCACATCACGCGCCGTTGTGATGCCATTTGTCGAGGCGGCGAACAATCCTAATGGCTGACCAGCACCGTTGCCAAGCATAAACGCCTTTTCTTGGGTGACGGCAAATTTATACGCGAGACGCTCCTGCACGAGCTGCTCGATTGGGATAGCGCTTGAGCGTAGCAGTTTTTTACTAATTTTGATTCGCTTCGCCAGCGGCAAAGGCTTAAATTCGCGCGCGCCAAACTTCATCGCGCTATCCTCGTTGCCTGTCCCTAATTCCGATGTCCAGTCCGCATCCGCTGGATCGGCGTCCAACGATGGTACGCCGAGGCTGGCCGCGTTGTTGAGCGGCAGGACGGTGGCGTTCTGGCGCACGAATGACTGATCATCAATTGATTTGATGAGCGCGGTCACAAACTGTTTGGGCGAGACAACGTAGCCGCCATCGGTGTCCAAATCGGCCTGCAAAGCGCGCTGATGCGCCTGATTTTCGGCGCGAAGAAACGCACCAAACGCCTCGGCGTACTCTGCGGAGGCGCGTTTGTCAGTAGGTGCGCCGTCGTCCGCTTTGGTCGTCGTTTTGCCGCCGCGCTGCTCGCCTGCTGCGGTCTCACGCTCGGCGTCGAGCAGGCGCTGCTCGTCTTTGATGGCCTGTCCCAGTTTTTCCTGATCGGCCATAAACGCATTAAATCGCGTTTGTTCCTCGCCTGTCATATCGCGTTTTTCCGCAGCGACAGAATCGTTCAACGCCCGCGCATCATGGACGGCCTTTAGGCGTTTTTCCTGCAACTCAATAATTTTTTTGCTCATATCAATCTCCGTTAAAAATAAAAAATTGGCAGGCTGGACACCTATAAGGCATCCTCGCGCCTGCCGCCGCTCGGATTGCCAAAAACATGTTATAGAGCCTCTGCAATTGCAATCTGCCGCGCCCGTGCCTGCATCGTCACAACGTAGTCGGTTGATGGTGTGAGAGTACGCACAAATGCGTCCAAAGAGCGCATAGCGACATCTGTTTGCGTATATGCCGGGTACGTCACTACCGATACGTCGTAGAGCCTCACGCGCTTGACGCTGCGCACCCACACGCCATCGTCATTTTTTGCCCAATCCTCTCCGTTAGGGCGAATGCGAAAGGCGAATGACATCTGCGTCACGTCGCCGCGCTCCATCGAGACGATTAGGTCACGCGCAAACGCGGTATCCGGCGGCGTGATCTCTACCGCCAGCCCTCGCACGTCCTCGCGCATCGCGAGCGTCCCGGCGCGGTTGCGTCCCAAAACAAAATTAGAGTCGTGATTGATGAGGGCGCGAACGTCATCCGTCTCAATCGCCTCGGCAAACGCGCCGGGGATGATTTGCTCCCGAAACCCGCCTAAATCGCCCGACAACTCATTAAACACGGCGGCGTGGCCGCGCATCATTGGTGATTTATCGTCGTCCCGCCGATGCACCGTGAGCGCCTCTGCGTCAAACATTCGTTTTTCAATTTCTGCCATTGTTTTCTCCTGCCGCGCCATGTTGGTCGCGTTTATTTTGAGGTGTGTCCCCATTTGTTGCAATCATATTCAGCGGCACATAAAATTTTTGGCCCTCGCCATTAGGTAGCGGATCGCGATTTTCTGCCGCCCTAATCTCGTCCTGATTCATCGCCCCGATGTTAAACTGTTTTGTGTAAAACTCGCCTCGCGCCGCGCTGTCTCCGCGTAGCAGGCCGTCGACTAAAAACTCAAAATAATACTCGCCGCGCTCGGACTCCGTGAGTAAATCGCGGGCCAGCGCCTGCTCCCAACGGATAAACCAAGGCCGCATCGTATGCACAACAAAATCAATAGCCTGTTGCTCAACATTGTTGTTGGTCGCACGCTCCAACGCGCCTATCATGTGTGGCGGCATCCTATAGATGCGAGCGATGTCAATCACGCTGGCGGCGCGTGATTCGAGCAACTGAGCGTCTGAGGCGTTGACGCTCAATTCGTGGATTTTGAACCCGTTGTCTAGTACAGGCGTCGACCCGCGATTCTCGCCGCCCTGCGCCTCGCGCCATCCGGCGGCGAATTTTCGTTTCGCCTCCTCGTTCTGGAATCCGGCTGGCGGTGCCTCAATCCACAGTGGTGGTTTAGTATCGTTTTTATAGTATCTCGCCACAAAATCATTGGTAGCAATCGCCGTACCTAGGGCGTCGCGGGTCGCCTCAATTGGTGTCACGGGGCGCACCCCGTCGATCAGTAAAAATGGGACGCGCAGCACCTCTTCCTGTAATAGCGTGAGTGTGTCCCCATTTTTTTGTTGCACCTCGTAGGACAACGTGCCGTCGTCGTGCAGGTGCGGTTTGACTCGATCAGGATTGAGCGCGGTGAGTGTGCGTTTGCCGCGTTGTAGCTGTATGCGCGAGTAGGCAGCGCCGCGCAACGCGATGTGCGCCATACACTGCTCGCGCCACTCAAACGACGACTGCCAGTTGTTTGGGCGTGATTGCAAAATCGCATAGAGCGGATGCTCAATCGCCCGCCGTCGCCCTTTGTCGGTGCGCTGATACATTATTAGCGGCAGAGACGCCACCGTCTCAGCGAGCACGCGCACGCACGCCCATACCGCCGTGTGTTGCATGGCCGTCTCAGGCGTGACGTTTGTCCCCGCCGTGGACATATTCCCGCGCCCAAAAATCGCAGCGATAGCGGGGTCTCGCGGGCTATAACCCGCCAATATCGCGCCGCGCAAAAAAATGTTCGAGAGTATTCCCATGCGCTCAGTTTATACCATAAAAACAGTCCCGTCATTAGGCTTTTTTGCAGGTTTTTGAGCTATTACGCGACCCAGAGCCATGATCGCAGCTACCGCGCCGTCGATTTTGTTCTCCTCGCGTTCCTTCCGCGGGTAGATATTAGATTTGGCGTCGACGTGACAAACCACGTTGCTCATCATCCACGCCATCATCGGGTTTGAGTCATGTGTTAAGCGGCCGGCCAATACAAGCGCCTCAAGCTGTTTCATGGGCTCGCTCATATTTTGGACTACCTGCCTGTACTCGACCATCGGCGCACCCTCTGAAAGCATGTGGCCTGCCAGATGCGTGGCCTGCCACGGGTCAAACGGTATCTCGCGCACCATCAGCGCGGCCATATTCGCGCGCAGGTCGTCCTCAATGACGTCGTAATCAGTCACCTCGCCGTCTGTGACCTGTAGATGGCCGCCGCGCCTCCAGCCATCATATTGTGAGTTTCTGCCCTGCTCAACCGCTCGTTCTGGCAGGTAAAAAACGGGGATCAAATAATGATGGTCGGCGTCCGCATCATAAAACCACAGCACTTTGGCCGCGACGTCGACTTTGCTCGCCAAATCCAATCCAATAAAGCACGGCAAATGACTGACGCGCTCAATATCAAGCGTTTGATCAGCGCATTTATTCCAGGCGGTCATGTCCATCCACGCGCTGTCGGACGTGATCCAGACGTTTAGCCGTTTGGTCAAAAAATTCGCCTGCGCCGATGGCATGGCCAACGCTTTTCGACAGGCCGCCTCCATGTCGTCAATTTTGACGCTCACACCTAGATTGGGGTTTGATTTGCGCCAATTTTTGGAGTCGCGCCAATCGTCGCCGTCGTCGAGCGTGTAAATCACAGCAAACCACGTCTCGTCAACAACAACGCCTGTCAAAATTTTGATGCTATAGTCGCGCTGCTCGTAGCATATCCCGGCGCGGTCGCTGCCAGCCGTGGTGATCATGCTAATCAGGGGCTGCGCTCGCGCTCCCGTGGCCGTGTCGATAACATCGTACACCGCCCGCGTTTTGTGGGCGTGTAGCTCGTCAATTGACGCGCCATGCACGTTTAATCCGTCGAGCGTCGAACCCTCAGAGTTGAGCGGCTTAAAACTACTCGCCGTCTCGGCAATTGTGATGTCGTGTCTGCCAACATTGACGCCAAAACGCGCCAAAAAATCAGGCTCGCGCAACGCCATGTTGCGCGCCACGTCAAAAACCTCTCTGGCCTGCTCGCCAGTCGTCGCGGCGTTGTACACCTGCGAGCCCGGCTCGTTGTCCGCTGTGAGCAAAAATAAATCACGCGCTGCAAC